ACCTACAACAACTACAACAACAACAATATAAAATAAAATAATATGTCAACTTGCTCAAATTGTTACAATGGATGTACAGAGATTGTCTCTGACAGATGTGTAAAATATACAGGAATAGATGTTCCTGTCCTAGGAATAAAAACTGGTGATTCTCTATCATTTGTAGAACAAGCATTAATTACCTTTCTTGTATCAACACTAGATGGTACAGGAATAAAGATAGATCTTGGATCTACAGTGGTATGTACACTTGTACAACAATATCTACCTACATGTGGAGACTTAACAATTGTAGATATATCAAAAGCTCTTATACAAGCTGCTTGTGATCTTCAAGTACAAGTTACAGCAAATTCTAATGCAATTACTACATTGAATGCTGATTATACAATTGGATGTTTGACAGGAGTTACAGCTTCTTCAGATACACATGCTATTGTACAAGCTGTAATAAATAAACTTTGTACAGTAGATACTGGTTTAACTAATCTTACTAATGAACTTCATACAATGTATTCAAGTAATGGTACTGAGTTAAACGACTATATTTCCAGTTTCTTAGCTAGTCAACCTTCATCTAATTTAGCTAGTTCCAGAATGATTCCTTATGCCCCAATTGCTTATTTTGGACCTCTTTCAAACTATCCTTCATCAGGAGATAGTTTTGGTATTAGTGGAGCAGGATCTGGTTATTGGGATAAAGTGTATTTATGTAATGGTGCTAATCCAGGAGTTCCTGATTTAAGAGGATGGACACTTGTAGGAGTTACAACAGGAATGTTTGGAGGAGCTCTTAATTCTATAGTTGATCCTGCAGCTAGTCCTAATAATCCTAACTACACTATAACAGGACCAGGTTCACTACAGGGAACAACTGCAGTGACATTAGGAATAGGACAACTTCCAAATCATACGCATACTGCATCAACAGCTAGTGCAGGAAGTCACAATCATTATATGGTAGTTGCAGCAAGTGAAACAACTACTAGTTCTAATAGTCTTTATGATGGAACTAATACTGGAAGAAAAGATTTAGGATTAACTTCCAGAGCACTTAATCAAGGAGCTGATAATTTTGATTATGAATTAACAACTAGTCCTGGTACAGTTAATGCTGGTAAGACTAGCGATTCTGGAGTACATACACACCCTGTTACTGTTGACCCATTTGGTGGAAATGGAGCTCATGCTAATATTCAACCTTCAAAAGGTTGTTACTATATTATATACATACCTTAATAAATCAACACAATGTCACACTCTTTTTTACCAGTTAATCCTTGCTGTACAGACGTAGTTTTAAATAGTCCTTGTGGATGTAGTTCTACACTTCCTAATACTGGTTGTGGAGAAAGTCAATGTGGAACTAATGTAATTCTGTCTAGTAATGTACTTTATAATGGTCCTGTATTGGATTGCATTATAGCTGAGCCATGTGATACACTTAATGTGATATTACAGAAGATTGATGAGATTATATGTAATCTACTTGTTCAGATTAACACATTAAACATTCAAGTAGCAAACATCACTACTCAAATAATCAACATTAATAGTAGTATAGTTAATATAAACAATACATTAGCTACATGTTGTGGTGCTACAACAACAACCACGACCACTGCAGTTCCTTGTGAGTGTACTACGTATAGATTAGTTGGGCCAAGTGTAAATCCTGGTAGTGTAACATATGTTCCTTGTGGAGCATCTCAAATAGTTACAGAAACTGCAACTAATGTTGTTCAGTCAATATGTGTTGATAATACATATGGTGTTATTAGAATAGGAAATGTAAGTTTCATTAACTTACTTACTTGTTGTTCTGCACCTACTACCACAACTACTACAACAGCACCTATTCCAACATATTGTTATACGCTAACTGCAAATGGTAAAGTGATATTCTATTGGGTAGACGTAAATGGAGATCCTCAATCTGCAAGTATTAATAATACCACTATATATGTATGTGCTCAATTAGGTAGTATTGCTACAAGTGGTACAGGTCTTCCTGACATAGATGGAGGAATTGCTCTTTGTACAAGTGATTCAGATTGTGCTGTAATAACCACAACTACAACTACAACTGCTGTTCCAGCATATTGCTATTCACTTACTGCAGAAGGTAAAGTGAAATTTTATTGGACAGATGTAAATGGTGTTGCTCAAACTATAACTATTACAAATAATACTACGTATGTATGTGCTCAATTAGACAGTGTTATTGCTGATGGGACTGGTGATATAGTAGGAGGAGTCACTCTTTGTACAAATAATTCACAATGTGTACCTACAACTACTACCACAACTACAATACCACCAACAACTACAACTACAAGTTCTAGTTCAACAAGCACTAGCACTTCTACAAGTACGTCTACATCAACCAGTACTTCTACATCTACAAGCACTAGTACAAGTAGTACAACAACAAGTTCTAGTTCTACTACTACAACCACAACTACAGCTGAACCTACCACAACGACAACAACCACTTGTAATCCTGCTACTCCTCATCCATTTAATATAACAGTAGTAAATGGTACAAGTACTGTTCCTGATTCAAATAGTTTCTTAGTTGATGCTTGTGCAGCCATTGAATGTTTACAAGCTGCTACTTGTACAATAACTTCATCTGTATCAGTATACTGGAATGTTGCATCTCCAGGAATAGGTGATACTGCTTATGCAAATAGCACTGGTTGTGCTTTAGGTCTTACAGGACAGGATGGATATTTCCAAATTAATTATGGTGGTACATGGACTGTAGTTCAAATCATAAATAGTGTGATAGTAGCGTTTCCTGCTTGTACTACAACTACTACCACTACTACACTCAGTTGTTCAATATACGAACTAGAAACTACAGGTCCTGGTTCAGGTCTTGGAGAATCTGATTGGTCAGGTATAGATTGTAATACAGGTCTTCCAGTTGGAGCAACAATTCCATACCCTGGTACTGCTAGTACAGGATGTATAGTTGATAGTTCATTAGTATTAGGATCTAAAGTGTCAATACTTAGTTCTATATCTTGTAATGATATTGTATGGGAAGTAGATTCTCCTGGTTGTTGTGATACATTAGGACGTGAATTTATAGAACTACCTTATGATACTGTTCTAGGTGATACTGTATATGCTACAAATGGAAATTGCTATAGAGCAGTAAACACTTCTGTAGCATCTCCAACAATAACATTAGGAGATCCTACTATCTACACTGATTGTGTTGACTGTGTAGCTGCACACCCTTGTCCTACAACAACTACCACTACGACAACCATATAAATATAAAACATGGCTAATTGTTCTCAAACAAATAACACAACAATAATAGGAACGAGTGCTGTCACATACGATAGCACTCCACTTCCTTGTACAGATGTAAAAGCATGTGATGATCTAAACACGATCCTTACTAAGTTTGACAATGTTATATGTTCTGCTATAAACAGTGTAAATATTCTTTCAGAAGAAGTGATGAATATCACTGAAGACTTAATGATCATTACAGAAGAGATAGAGAACATAAATGATCAATTATTTATATGTTGTCCTATTTGTGATTTTACAGCCACTGCTACTGAATTACCTGTATGTGATTTCACTGCAAGTGCTAGTCAAATTCCAGATCCTACCACTACCACAACCAGTAGTTCTTCAACCAGTACAAGTACAAGCACATCTACTAGTACATCAACATCAACTAGTTCTACAACAACAACTACTACTACAATATGTCCTTGTACATATATAAATGTAACTATAACAGAAGGTTACATAGCTTTTAGTGATACAGCTAGTGTTGACGTTATATATACAAATTGTAATGGACTTCCTGATTATACAACATATACTGCTGCAGGTACATATACTATTTGTTCTTCTAACATAAATTCAATACAAGGAAGTTATTTAAGATTTGGTATCCCACAAACAGTTCCTGTATTTCCTGTAAACTCAGGTACACTTTGTTGTATTCCAACAACATCTACTACCAGTTCTAGTTCAAGCACAACTACAACAAGTTCTAGTTCTACCACTACTACTACTTCAAGTTCAAGTTCTAGTTCTACAACTACTACAACTACTACTTGTCCAATTTGTACACCAGAAGATGTTACAATTGGTTCTCAAATATGGACTGGTTGTAATTTAAATGTAACTACTTATAGAAATGGTAATACTATTCCTCAAGTTACTGACCCTACAGCTTGGGCAAATCTAACAACAGGAGCTTGGTGTTATTACAACAATGACCCATCCACTGAAGCGATTTACGGCAAGTTATACAATTGGTATGCTGTTAATGATCCAAGAGGATTAGCTCCAATTGGGTATCACATTCCATCTGATGCAGAATGGACAACATTAACAAATTCTTTAGGGGGATTAACTGTAGCTGGTGGTAAAATGAAATCAACAGGATTATGTTATTGGCAAACGCCAAATACTGGAGCAACTAACAGTAGTGGTTTCACAGGTCTTCCAGGAGGTATTCGCCTGAGTAGTGGATCATTTGTCTACATTAAAGAAGTTGGTTGGTGGTGGACTTCGTCAAATTATGGTCTCTCAAGTGCTTGGAGTCGCACCATAGGTTATAACCAACCTGGCATAGGCATTAACACCAGCAGTAGGAAGGCAGGTTATTCAATTAGATTAATAAAAGATTAATAATAAAATAAAAATATGACAGTATTAATAACATTAGCTATAGCAGGAACAGACTCTGGTCCTTTTGATCTTTATTCAAACAATGATGGATACACTGCTGCTTTTGAGTCAGGAGTCTCTAAAGCTTCATTACTAGCAGGATATCCTTCTTCACTTGTTCCAGATTATACAGTAGTAATTAGAGTGAAATCAAATGGAGAATTTTGTACAAATTATATTGACATTCCTGTAATAGAATCACCAACCACTACAACCACTAGTTCTAGTAGTACATCTACTAGTACAAGTTCTACAACCACTACTACCACTACATCAACCCCAACAACTACAACCACCACAACTATTACTTTACCTTTGGGATCTTCACTAGGTTTTCCAGGTCCAGATACTTGTACAAGTCTAACAATTACTTCTAGTTTTACAGATGGTGGTGGTACTTTAACTCAACGAGGAATATGCTACAACACAACTGGAAACCCAACTATTGCTGATTCTATATTTATTGGACCAACTGTTACAGGTATTTCAACTATTAACGTTACAGGTTTAACTCCTAGTACTTCTTATTACTGGAGAGCTTATGCTATTAATGAACTTGGTGTTGGTTACTACCAAACTGTTTTAGCTAACCCAACAGGATTAAATTTTCCAACAGATTCTTGTATTACAACAACATCAACAACAACTCCTATTCCTTAATGATATAATAAATAAAAACATGACAATATTAATAACATTGGTTTTACCACCTGGTGGGGACGCAGGTCCTTTCAATCTTTATTCAAATACAGATGGGTATGTTGCTCCATTCGCAACAAACGTATCTGCTGCAGCTTTACAGGCTGGATATACAGCTTTATTTGTTCCTGATGGAACAACTACAATTAAAGTACAGTCTGTAGGAGTGTGTACAAACTTTGTTAATGTACAAGTTAACGTGCTTCCTACTACTACAACAACTAGTAGTACTAGTACATCTACCACTACAAGTACAAGTACCACTGCTGTTCCAACTACCACTACAACTAGTAGTAGTTCTACATCAACCAGTACTTCTACATCAACATCAACATCAACATCAACAAGTACAACAACTGCAGCACCTACAACTAGTACAACTACTACTTTCACTTGTGAATGTTACACTTTAACTTGTGATGGTGTTAATGATACTACTTTTCAATATATAGATTGTTTCACTGGAATTAGAGAAGATCAACTTGTGTTTGCTGGATTTCCTTTAAATGTTTGTTCTAGAAGTTTACCATTAGAGTCTGCTGGTGACCCTGGAAGTGTTACTCCTTCAGAAACAGATTGTTGTAGATTAATTGGTTGTGCATGTTACGAGGTAAATTATATTGGTCCACCAGACCCAGAATTTCCTACTATTGGAGTTACATATTTTTCATATACTAATTGTTCAAATGTTTTAGTAAATACTGCTGTAGGAAACGATTTAGGATTCCCACTCTTTCAAAAAATTTGTGCTCAAGAAGGATCTATTACAATAACTGGTGGCGATGAAGGCTGTGGTGGTAGTGGTTTACCTTGTGCTGTATGGGACGTAACAACTGGTGTAGATTGTTGTCTATCATTTTTTCCTGCTTTTATATCTGAAACACCAGAGCCTATAAATGGTTGTGCTGCAACATTAGATACTCCTTGTTATGTATCAAATATTAATACAACAACGCCAGGGCAAGAAATAATAAGTGGAGGAAGTACTGTTTATCTTGATGCTGCTGGTACTATACCATTTATAGGAGCTGGAGTAGATAATTTTTATAAAATAACAATTACAGGTAGTGCAAAATGTACATCAAGTGAAGTTGCTCCAGATGGTGATGTTGGTGGTTTCATTGGTATATGTTCTACATGTCCATAATAAAAAATCATAGTTTGTTGGTTTTCTGTGATTTCTCCCTAGACATTTGTCTGGGGAGTTTTTGTTTCTAACTAATTTAGTTATAAATAATTACAGCTCTAACTAGAATTATTTGGAATATATAAAAACTATTATTTATCTTTACAATATTTTTTTAACTAATATGAGTACATATGTCTGATTATCAAAGCTTATTAGTTCAACTGCAGGAATTGCTAACACAAAAAAAGAGTAAGAAATTCTATGCTGAAAAACTTGGAATAAGCGAATTTGAAGTTACTGAGCTATTAAAGGAGCTTAGGGAGAAGGACAATTATCAAAACGCAGAAGGAAAAAACTATATAGAAGAACGAAAAGTAAATGTTGAAAAGGGTACAATAGAAAGTACAATCGTATCTGATTTTGATCCTAAAGATGATCTTGAACTAGCTAAGCTACACAAGATAAACCTAGATAAATACATCATAACCAACTACTGGTCTAAGATGTTACCAAGTGGGAAGTTTACTTCCTCTATATTCTCGAAGAGAAAAGAAGCAAAAGATTACTCACCTGAGGACTTTGCTAAGTTTTTAGAAAACTACAAACCAGCCAATATATTAGTTACCAAAATACCTAACTTCAAAGATGTGGTGAATGTAGAGATATCTCTATCTGACTACCACTTAGCTAAGAGAACTGTAGATGGTGATAACAGTGTTGAAGCAAGAGCTAAACGATATCTTGATGTGGCTCAATCTTTGATTAACAAAGTTGTATCTAATTATCATATAGACACTGTTATATTGCCTATATCAAATGATTTCTTTCACACTGATAACTATCAACATCAAACTACACAAGGTACTCCACAAGACACTATAATGGATTATTCAGAAGAATATGAATTAGGGTTTTCTATTCTTGTAGATACAATCAATATGTTGAGACAGTATGCAAGTCATGTGGTAGTAGTCTTAGTACAGGGTAACCATGATAGAACTAAATCTTTCTACCTAGCACATGCGTTAGATGTATTCTTTAAAGGTACACATGATGTAGACTTTATAAGAGAACATAGTGTAGTTAAGGGAATCACATTAGGTAATACATTCATTGGTTGGCACCATGGTAATTGTAAGATAGAAGATCTTCCATTATTGTTTGCAACACATCCTCAATATAGTCAATCATTTGGTAATGCTAAATACAGAGAGGTGCATACAGGAGATAAACATCACTACATGGCTAAAGAAGTCAAAGGGGTGAGAATACAACAAATGCCTAGCCTATCAGGAACTGATAGATGGCACTTAGATAATAACTACGTACATTCAGTAAGAGCTGCTCTAGCATTAGTATATGATCTTGAGCTTGGTAAGATTGCTGAATTTGAAAGTCGAATATAAATATGGCAACATTAAGAAAATTAGTCAGTGATGTTAGAAGTGTCCACAAGATACTTTCTACAGATAGTCTCATCACAGATAGAGCTATTGCTTCTGAGATCAGAAACAATGCTCTATTACTTATTAAGAGAGAAACCAATCTTAGAAAACTTTGGGCAACTGACACATTGTTCACTACAATTCCTTGTTTAGAGATGGTAGAAGTACCCATCTCTGAATGTTGCAACTATGTAGATGAGTGTAGTATTGCAAGAACTAAGTTTAAACTTCCACGTATATCAGAAGGTAATTACCAATATGTAATACAAGGAGTGTATTCTATTAATGCATTAGGTGGTCAAGGAAAGAAGTTAAAAGAGATCACTGTCAATAGATACATCAATCTACTAAAGCTTCCTATAATTAAAAAAGAAGAATACTTCTGGATATCTAATGGATATCTATACGTAAACAATCCTTTGCTAAAATCAATTAGGTTTGTTGCATTGTTTGAAGAAGATGTAAAAAATGAAATCATGTATCCAGAATGTGGATGTGGTTCTCCTGATTATACAAACGAACAACTATGTATGAATCCATTAGACAAAGAGTTTGCTCTTCCAGGATATCTAGAACAACAAGTGTTACAACTTACATCACAAAAGCTTCTAACTACTTATTTCAATATTAAAACAGACATGAGTCAAGAAGGAATAGATGGTCAAGCACCTAACTCAAAACCAACTAATTAATGAGAACAAAGGTTGATTGGAGATCTTCTAGTAAAGATAGTTATAATCATTTCTGTAAAAAACATACGTCTATTAAACTAACATATGATGAGTGGAGAAATATTTTATACACTTACAATGAATGTTTTAAAGAGTATATATTAGAAACAGGAGAGAAGGCAAAACTACCTTATGGATTTGGAGAGTTCTCAATTAACAAGAAGAAAAGAAGAAAACTAAAAAATGATGTAGATGGTAAAGAGTTTGTTAATCTTCCTATAGATTGGCAAAAGACCAGAGAGAAAGGAAAGGTGATCTATAACTTCAACTACCACACAGAAGGTTATTTCTTTGGTTGGATGTGGTTTAAGAATACAGCAAGATTCAAAAACTCTGACCTATGGTATTTCAAACCTTCTAGATTAACATCAAGACTACTATCACATTACTTAAAGACCAACGACAAGTATCAATACATCTATAACGAATGGAAAAAATAAATTATGTCGTACTACTATAAATACAATTTCGTATCCCCAGAGCCTGTCTATTCAACAGTTAAAGAAGAGCTTAAAAGCTATTTTGATACTGGTGCAGTGGATGATCTTTTATTCCCTACCTATTTAGACAAAGCTCTTAAGAAGTTAGGAAGAACTACATTTGTTATAAGTGAAGAAATTCTTTATATAGAAGATTTTCAAGCTAGACTTCCTGATAACTTTTATGCTGTGAGAGA